AATAATATTTCCGAATTATGATATGGTATAATTTTTAAATTATTTGGGTATCCAATTGTTATCCATGTATAACATATTTTTTCAATATCAAATTCAATATTTTCATTCAAATATTTTTCATAATGTGTAATATAATTATATATATAACTGTAATAATCAAAATTTTTATTTTTTAAATTTGGATATTTTTTTGCTATATATTTTATAATTTTAACATTATCTTCATGATCTTCTAAATTTTTACCTATATGATTATTACATTTATTGATCAAATCTTCGTAACTTGCAACGTAATGGAAAACATTCATTAATTTATTATATTAATTTAAAATTTCTTTATGTACGCCGTTACGATAATGTTCCCCTTTAATATGTTCTATATAATCATTCCAAATCGAACTTTTTAATGGATGTAACCAATCCGCACAATTGTAAGCCAAGTCTTTTAATCTCATATCGTTACATTTCCTTTTAAATTTTTTTATTATTAAATGTCTTAATACAAAACCATCATCCCAACGTCTTAATTTTCTAAAATTTTTATTTTTAAAATATTCTGCCCATTTTTCTATAATATTTATTCCGTTATTATTAAATCCAAATAATCCTGTTTCTATACCATATTGTTTGTGTTCTCGTTTTTTTCCATGATGATAAAAAAAATCGCAATTTTCAAAACTTTGTTTTATTACATTATCATCTATATTTTGTTTTATTTTTGTATCACAATCTATCCATATATAATATTCTGCTTTATAACTTTGTATGGCATCTCTTATTGATGCTACTTTTTTTATAAACTTCGAGGCATTATACCTAAAAGGACCACTTTTTTCTTGACTTTTACCACCATATTCTATTGGAATTATATCTTCATTTTCTTTTATCCATTCATTTAACCATGTATTATCAACTAATGATTTAAAGAATACATGTTCTTTGTTTATATTCATGTTTTCGCTATATACAATAATATTTCTATGTAGTTCTCTAGTGTTTTCTCCTAAATCTTCTAGTAATTTATTTCCATACATTTCATACATGTTTTTTGACATACTTGTTATGAAACATATCCTTGGTTTATTCAAAATTTCTACACACTTTTTTGTACTGAACGAACTTAACTTTAAATTATTATAATATCCAAATGTTATCCAACAATGGCATATTTTTATAATATCTAAACTTCCATCATCTTTTCTATATTGATTACTATTTTCGTTATAATGTGCTAAAAATTTATATGGATCAAATGTTATGACTTTATTAATATTATCTTTATCATATTTCATTACATATTTATTCATTTCATCTACATTTTTTGTAACTTCATTTATTTCATTTATTGCATTTACATCGCTACATACTTTTAAATACCCTATTTCCATTTATATTTTGTTTTTATTTTTTCTTTTTTTTCATACGAATTATTAAATGACCAATATTATTAAATTGAAAATAATTTCTAGTAATTCTTTTTTATTAGATAAAGTTTTTCATTGTGTACCTAATCAGCAAACTAGTCATCAACAAAATCTTGAAAATATTATTCACATTTGTGACCCATATTTAAACACTGAACTACAGGATTCGTCTTTTAATGTTTTTGATTATCTTGCTTCGTTTATAGATGAAAAAGATAAATATTGGGATTATAAAACAAATACTATCGATGAATTAAAATTGTTATATACATGGATAACAGTCGGTTATAGAAACAAGTTAGAAATTAAAAAATTTAAACGTAACCAATCTTTTTTTATTTTACATTCTTTAAAATATTATAATTACATTATTTGGTATATTAAAATTAAAAGACCTCATGTTAAAAAAAAATATGATGCAATTCTTTGCGGTCTTTCAAAGTTTAATATTAAAAAAACTTCTTCTCCTTCTGATGGTTGTGGGGTTTTTGCTGGTGTTTTAGATGGTAATATGAAACATATTAAAAACTCTTCTACTTATTTATATATTGATAATGCTTATACACCAAATCTTTATCATAAATATTATTCTCTTGCATCTAATGATTTACAATCTTTAATTCCTTATGATGTTCCTGATGATAGATTGAAAAATATTTATGGTAATTTCTTTTCTAAATGGAAATTTAATCCTAATGGTTCTTATATTTTAATTTGTCCTCCTAGTTTGACTATGGGTGAATTTTATAATATAGATATTAATAAATGGATTTTTGACTATATTTCCAATATTCGACAAATTACAGATTCTAAAATTATTGTTCGTATTAAACCTAATGAATTTAAATATAAAAGTTTTGATTCTAATAAAAGAATATCTACTTTAGATACTTTAATTAAAAGTTTCAAAAATATAGAAGTAAATAATAATGATTCATCTTCAAATGCTATTAAAAACTCTTCTTTGGTTATAGGTTTTAATAGTAGAATTCTTGTTGAATCTTTATTTTTAGGAAAACCTATATTATGTAGTTCTTCTTCTATATGTCACACTTTATCTAACATTAGCTTATATAATTCTATATCTTGTCCTTTAGATTATTCTAATATGTTTTACAAATGGGTTTGTTCTATGTGTTATTGTCAATGGACTCTTGATGAACTTAGTTCTGGTTTATTTATACCATACACATTAGTAATTTAATTTTTTTATATTTATATTATAATGATTAAAAGTTATAAAGATTTATACGTGGATAAATCAAATAAATCTATGGAACAAATTTGCTCTTTATCAAAATGGTCGTATCAAAAACATCAATTATTTGTTCAACGTTGGTTCAAAAATTCTAAAAATAAAAAATTGTTACTTTTTCATGGTTTAGGTTCTGGTAAAACTTGTAGTAGTATTATTGTTGCTAAATCTTTATTGAAGAAAAATGTTAAAAAGGTTTTTGTTGTTACTCCAGCTTCACTAAAACAAAATTATATTAATGAATTACTTGGCCCTTGTGGTGGTTTTAAATCAATTCCAAAAAATATTCATGTTTTAAGTTATACTAAATTTATTAATTATGTTAATAATAACAAACATTCTCTTAACAATTCTTTAGTTATTATAGATGAAGTTCAAAATATAATTTCTTCTACCGGTTCTACCTATCAAAAATTTTATAATCTTTTAGTCACTAAAAAATCTAAAGATATTCGTATAATTTTACTTTCTGGAACACCTATTTTTGATAAACTCTCCGAACTTGCGTTGACTATTAATCTTTTAAATACAAAAGACCCTTTACCCGTTAAGAATTTTTACGATAAATATGTTTCTAATAATACTATTATTAATCAAGATGACTTAGTTTCTAAAATTAAACCATATATTAGTGCTTTTAAAGGTATTAGTCCCAATGCTTATGCTACTAAAAAAGAACATTTTATTCTTTGTCCTTTTTCTTCTTTTCAAGAAAAAAGTTATATGAATTCTATAGAAGAGACAAATCTTAATATTTTTAATAACTTTAGTACAGCTTTTCTTATTGGTCCTCGTATGGCTTCTAATATCGCATACCCTGATAATTCTTTTGGTTCTTCTGGTCGTAGCAATTTCACAGATAAAAAATTGTCCAAATATTTTACCCCTAATAAAATTCTTAAATATAGTACTAAATTCCACCATTGTTTTAATAATATTTTGAAAGCTTCCGGCCCTGTTTTTGTTTATTCTAATTTTGTTGCCGCTGGTGGTATTAACGATTTTATTTTACTTCTTAAAAATTATGGCGCTGTTGAATGGCCTCAAATTGATAAAAAAGCTCCATTTTCCTTTGGCGTTTTCCGTTCTGGTTTTGATAAAGAAAATAAATTACTTGTTGATATGTTTAATAATATTTTAAATTCTGATGGCTCTTTTATTAAAGTTATTATAGGTTCTCCTGCTATGAAAGAAGGTATCTCCCTTAAAAATACTCGCCAAGTTCATATTTTGGATCCTTATTGGAATAATAGTCGCACTTCTCAAATAATTGGTCGGGCTATTCGCTTTTGTAGTCATATTTCCCTTTCTCCTAAACAACGTTTTGTAGATGTCTTTCATTATGTTTCTACTTTAAAATCTAAAAATACTTCTGTCGATCAAAAAATTATTAAAATTTCTAATGATAAATTTAATTTAACTTCTCAATTAGAAAATATTTTATATAAAGCCGCTATTGATTGTTCTCTTTTTCATAATTCTAATAATATACTAAAATCTTCGTGTTTAAATAAAGATTTATTAAAATCTTCACTTAAAAAACCTTACAATAAACCGTCTCAATTAATTACTAAAACTAAACCGTCTCTCAAAAAATTAAATACTAATGTTAAAAAATCTAAAAAACCTTTGGGTCTTAATATTACTATTTTTTCCAAAAATAAAAATAAAAAGATAAATTTTAAATCTTACCCTAATTTATATAAACTTATTAAGAAAATATCTTACGTTGATAATAATAGTAACTATGCTAATATTAAACTCATTAGTGCTTCTGTTAAAAAATAACACAGTTCCACACACAAAAATTTAATTTGTTTCAATTTTTATATTAAATTCTGTGTCAAATCCATTTATTTTTATCTTGTCTTTTTTAATCAAATTTTTAATATCTTCTCCTATTTTGTAATTTTTTTTTTCGTCTTCTGTTTTTTGGGGGTTATCTGGTATAATTTTTGGATCCATGAATAGCATGAATGACACCATCTTTTGTTGAAAACTTAATGTCTTATCATTCATCATTCTTTTAAGATCTTCTGGTATATTTGGTATATTCATCTTATTTTAATATTATATCTTTTTTCTTTAAATCATTTCAATTTTAGCATTTAGGTTATGTTATTTACTATTTTATATATCGGTAATTTCTTGTTTAATTTCCTATACAAATATATAATCGCAATACCATATATTCCAATCACACATGATAATGCCATATTCCAATATATTAATGAATTATAATCTTTTGTTCCATCTATCATCATTGTTAGTGTTTCGGTACTATTTTTTTTAAATATTGTATTATTTAATGATATAATATCTTCCGTTATATTAGGTGTGTAATATCCAATATCTTCTGTAATATTTATTTTTGTTGTGTTAGATTCTGTAATATTAGATTCTGTAATATTAGATTCTGTAACATTTGATGTCGTATTATAACCAATATCTTCTGTAATATTTGTTTTTGTTGTGTTAGAACCAATATCTGATGTCATATTATAACCAATGTCTTCTGTAATATTTGTTTTTGTTGTGTTAGAACCAATATCTGATATCATATTATAACCAATGTCTTCTGTAATATTTGTTTTTGTTGTGTTAGAACCAATATCTGATGTCGTATTATAACCAATGTCTTCTGTAATATTTGTTTTTGTTGTGTTAGAACCAATATCTGATG